TGATCTCAAAATGATTCCGTTACCATTGTACTCTACTTTCCCAAACGCACCTGAGCCCACGGCTTCCAGATGTTTCTCAAACTTCTCTGCTTTTGCGATCATGTCGCCTCCTATGCTGCGATCTTTGGTAGGCCCACTTTCTCGAAGACCTCTTCCAACCTCGACTCATTATCTTCACCCCATCTACGGTTCACCTCTACATCAATTTTCATCTTGACTGGCATAGCCTTAACAGGGGTTTCAAATGCTTCATGGAACGCGTCAACAACGCGTCTCTTCTCTGCTGGTACCGTATCAACCAGTCCACAATCATGGACCGTATGTACGATCTTGCTCTCAAACTTACCTTTCTTCAAGAGTCGTGCCAGCCTGATCAATCCAATGTAAGTATAGTCTGCTGCGCTCGATTGAATAGGGGCATTCATCGCCTGACGTTCGGCTCTGCCCTGATCAAACCAGCTATCCGACAATCCCATCGGCAACCGTCGTTTCCTATTGAACACGGATACCACATAGCCGTGCTTCCTGACGAACCGCTTCTGACTCTCCATCCACTTATAGATGTTCGGCAGCCGCTCAAAATACAGGTTCATAAACGCCTGCGCCTCTTCTACCGTCACACCCAGTCCATGGGCCAGCCCAACAGCAGTGATTCCGTATACCAGACCGAAATTGATGGTCTTAGCCTTCCGCCGTTCCAACTTCGTCGGCTTGTAGCTGTCCGGTAGACCATAGATTGTCCGATAGGTCTGAGCATGAGGGTCAAGGCCCCGCGCAAACGCATCAAGGAACGCCGTTTCCCCAGATACCGCCGCGATAGCTGCAAGCTCGGCACTCTTCAAGTCGGCTTCAATCAGATAATTCCCCGGCGTCGCTGTATAGATTGACCTGATCAACTTGTCATGCGGTACATTCTGAAGACTCGGGCTCGAACAACTCGCTCTCCCGGTCACGGCCCCAGTCAGATTGTAATGGGCGTGTATCCTACCGTCACTTTCCCATCGGAACTCAAGTGCCTGCCCGATATGAGTGTTGACCATTGTTTTCACATAGCTCAGGTCCGAAAGGTATTGAGCTATGTCAGATTTCGGCTGTGTAGCGATGAACTCGATACTCTCTTTGTCCGTGCTGTGACCTGTCTTCGTTTTCTTCAGCGGAGCGAATCCCATACGCTTGTACAACACCTGTTGAAGCTGTTGTGAACTTGCTATATTGAACTCTTGACCCGCGCACGTATAGATTGACTGCTCCAACCACTCAAGCGATGCTTCACAATGAGCCTTAACTACGTGGGCTCTTTCTTCGTCCACATAGATGCCCGCGTATTCGGCGTCACTCATCACCCGACGTACCGGCATACTCACTTTATTAAAAAGCGGCAGCAAATGATCCGCTTTCATCAGTTCTACAGTCTTTTCATATAGAATCCAAGTCGATACAGAATCCAGAGCGCCGTAATCAGACAGCATCTTATAGGGAATCTTCGCGTAGTCGGCCTTGATCTTGTTTTCGTATTTGTATTTTTCCAGTGGGATGTCGTACCCACCGAAATCAGTGTGTATCCAAGTCAGGTCTTTCAATCGTTTTGTGAAGTTCTCATCGACCAAGTGGGCCGATATCATCGTGTCAAAGTACTTGTCATAGATCGGGATACCGTTGAACCGCATCACCCGGACCTCATAAGCACCGTTATGCATGAGCTTTGTCAGCTTCGTATTCCCCAGCATCCCGCGCATCGTCCAATTGAGCCCTTTATTCTTCTCGACCAGAGACCATGGGATATAATAGCCGTGAGTACCAGAATTGGCAAACGAACAGCCAATAATATGGGGCTTGGCAGGTTCCTCGTCATTCACACCCGTCTCGATATCGTATGCGAATATTTCAGAGGCTACCATCTTCTTGATGACTCTACCCGCCTGTTCTGCGGTTTTCACAACCGTCGTCACGATGTCCGACGCCACATACCGATCTTCCTTACTCAGTTCCCACGCCCGCATCAGGTCCTTGATCACAAGTTCGGTGCTGAACACTGACTGCTTTCGCTCATTCCGCATACAGTACGATGGGTGAAAGGTAGGGATGAACCAGCAGTCGAACTCCCTGAGCCATATCTGCTTACCCTGCCATGTCGTAATCCCGCCGACTACGGTCTCTGACTTCCGGGCGGTCCCCTCTTCCTGCGCACCCTTATAATAACGCTCAAGCATCGCAGCCAGAGGGACATTCCCCATACCTACGATGACTTTCGGTTTCACTCGCTTGATCTCGGCTTCCAGATATCTTCGACACTTCCTGATTTCCAATGAAGACGGGTTCCGGTTCTTCGGAGGGTGACATCGGGTGGTGTTAGTAAATCGAACTTGGCTCTCTGGTATACTGGCAGGCACAAGCAAGTCATCCCTCAGATATTCCCCGGACTGACCCACAAATGGAAGATTCAATTCATCCTCAGTAGCTCCGGGAGCCTCCCCGATTATCATCAGGGCGGCATTGTCAGGGCCATCGCCCTCCATACACACATTCATAGAGTTGGCGCATAACTTAGGACACAGATCGCAATCTGGCCAGTACTCTACGCCAGATGGGATATCTGTTCTTTCAAGCTGTTTAGCCATACTTCACCGAACCTCTTTGTTCCAACCTGTGCCATGACTGTCATCATAAGAAGTGACAGATCCTGATTTGCTTTCCAATTCAGATTTACCAACGGCTGCCCACGAGGAGTAGTCCCGGCGAAAGTCGCCGACAACATATTCCCGGCACTCATCAAGATGTTGGTCACCGCCTGCTGAACATCATTATCCGCAGCCATGTACACATCAATGATATCATCTCCGGGGATCACATCAATCTTTGGACTATCCATTTTGGCCTCCTGTCAATCGATCATACAGATTACCCATTCCACTCTTCAGTAGAACATCACCGAACGCCTCCGCTTCATACGTCGGAGCCTTGAGCCATTCGAGTTCATCCACTGGCGGCGGATCGATCTTGATTAGTTCAAGATTTCGTTCAAGGACCCACTTATTAGCAATCGTTTTCTCCGCCCACTTCGGGTAACCGTGAATGATCATACCATGAATCAGATCATTCTCTCCAAGCTCTCGGTCCGCAGCCAATATAGCCCCCAGTTTCTTAGGGAATCTCGGCACTCCCGACACATTGTCCGAAGGATCTCCGGTCAGGGCCTTGAACACCCACATCCGCTCCATAGGGATCGGTTCGCAGTTGAACTTCTTCGTAAACTTGGACTGCAACTCTGTCTCAGTCAGAACCGCATTCTCATATAAGATATCACCATGATCCACAAGTGACCACCAATCCCAGTCAGTAGAAACAAACAGTTTCTTTCCTTCATCGCTCCACATCACTGTCCACACCGTGTCATCAGCTTCATGCCGGTCCGCCAATACCTGATCAACCCCCATTGTGGGGAGGCTTTCTTTCACGAGACCAATAGCATCGTGAAAGGCTTTCCGGGACGATGAAGGCTCCAACGCTCTGTCTTTCTTCCGTTGCGCTTTGTAGATCGGATGTTTTTCCTTTCTCCAATTGTTCCGGCCCTCCCAGATAAATACTATCCGTAAGGCTGGGTTTTTCTTTCTCCACTCGATTATCAACCGGGCCACACCCATAAGCATTCCGGTCTTCCTTCCCTTATATTCCAGCATCGGCATACCATAATGACTCCGGGACAACAGGTTCATAGCGTCCACATACATTATCTGGTACGGCTGAAAATCACTCAGATTCTTCATCAGATTCCTCCACTGCCACCTCTATATGATTACAATTAGAACAGACTACTCTAACGCTGCCATCAGCCAATTCCCACCTGTCTGAAGGAGGGAACTCAATATCATTGATCTTACGTCCACAAGCATTACAAGTTACTTCCTTTAATCCCACGCAGCCTGCCTGCCTTCAGCAACAACCAACTCGATCTGTTCTAACTTATTAAGCTGGTTATCAGATAAACCATGACCCTCACTACGCAGCCAATTCTCGATAGATTCGAGAAAGTCATCCTCCCAGTTGTTCAAGTCCTCATTGTTGTTTTGGCAATTACTTATCCGGTCGAGTAGTGCCTCGACCTTCTCCAATCTGCTAAACTCCTTATCCAGTCTGTCCAATCGGCTCATAGATTCCCCTTCCACGGCGGTAAACTCATCTTAGCTTCGGTAATGGACTCCGCACGCGCACTCAACGATTCGATACAGGTATCAAGTTCTTCGTCAGTAGCCGCAACCCAGTAACCCGTACTATCCGAACACACAGGAAGAATGAACTCGATCCTGAGACGATGAACACACGCCCGGACCGTGACACTGGTAGCGCCCTTTGACAGGAATCTACAAAGATAACTTGCCTTCACAGCCGAAGACCTACCTACATGCAATTTCAATATCCGAGCTAATGCGCGGACATCCTTATCACGTGCCTTAACCACACTCATAGCTGTGACCTCCTCGCCCACTCTGCTATCAATAAACTATCGGCGTCTTTCTGTTTATCTATCAACTTCGCGAACTTCGGGAACAATCTTATCCCGATATCCTTTGACGCCTTTTTCAATTCAGGCGTACCTTTCACACCTTTCGGCAACATGACACGCTGCCACTGCTTGCTATCAACGTATTCATAGGATAACCCGGCCCACTCGACGCAGATCAGAGTAGCCTCAAGAGCGCGCAACGCACTTACAGTAGCTTTAAATCCTTTCGGATTAACATACGGACGTTCAATAAACACCCGGATATAATCCTTATTACCCCACCTCGAAGCGAAGTCAGCCAGCCATGTCTGCAACTGCATCCAATCTATCCGGGTGATGATCGCTTTCTTTTTCGTGTAGCTCTGCTCTTTATGAGTAGGTACCGGAGCAAAATACACCTCATCCCCTCCGATGAATGCAAACGATCCAGTCACTCCATTATCAATCCCGATATACGCTTTCATCACTACTCCCTGATATGCTCTTGCACACCCTCATGATCGGGATCTCCCCACTCACGAGTCTGAATCTCCTCAAACTTCTTCAACACTTCCTCGTACAGGTCGTATCCGCACAGGAAAGCATGTCCCAATAGAAGAATCACACAATCGGCGGCCTCCACTGGGTCGTGATCCTCTTCCAATTCCAGAACCTCTCGTTTCAAATGGGCAACACGTGTGCCCGGTGTAGCTGTCGGGAACTTTATCAATCCGAACTCTCCGACCTTTTTCTGCAATTTCGATAACTCACTTACCACTTGATAGCATCCTTGATATAGTCCGGGATGAACTTCTTGTTCCGTTTGTAGAACCATCCGAATCCCGAATCCAAAATATAGGTGACGGCCTTCTCTTTCGGAGACCGCACCGAGCGCCCCAGCGCTTGTATAAACATGACAGTTGTAATCCACCCATACCAATTATCGTCAAGCTCCATTTTCCGCTTGACTACCTTGTCACCCATACTTGGATAGGGAATCTTGCAGAACACCTGAATCTTGCTCAGGTCTCCATGGAGGTCCAGACCTTCCCGCAGCCCACTCGCCACGATGAATGATCCGTTCTTCCGCTTATGACTTTCCAGCATGTCCTGTGGACGGGGAAAGTTCTTGTTGAACGTGAATCTCCTGTCGAACAGGTTGTTCTGTAGATACGAGGCGATCTTCTCGCTGTGAGTCTGGATTATTCCCTTACGATCCGGGAATCTGTCCACGATCTCCTGTACCCGGTCCACAATGTTAGGTAAGGTCTCATCGATGTCGTTATAGCTCATCTTACCAGCATATTTCTTGACTATAGGCCGATTCTCAGGCGGGAAGGTAGATGGAACCTGTACATAATAGGTTTCATCAGGATTCAATCCAACTTCCCGGCAGAACATTTCCTTGTTGAGAATTGTGGCACTCATCAGGATCACTCGCTCACCGTAATTGAATAACCAACGGCTTGCCCACTTACCAACAAACACCGGACGGAACGTCACGTTAGCACCGTGGCGACCCTTGCTTTTGAAGTCGAATACGAACTCAGTCGGATATTCTTTCTGACGCTCGAACAGATAGGTACTCATCTTTTGAAGCATACCTCCAAGGTCCTGCATACGCCGTAACTGATTCTTATCATCCAGACCGACCGCATTGAACTGACGTTGAAGGGCGTCATATTCTGCCTGATATTCGGTTCTCGTAGCTCCCACAAAGTCATCGTACTCTCCCAAAGTGTACGCTTCAGGGACCACTATCCCACCTCGACTATCGATGGTGAAACTCAGGAACTCCGTGAACTTGCCCGGAATATTATGAGCCTCGTCAACAATCAACAGCTTACGCCCACCATATCCGCCACCATAACTGTTCTGGTAAAAGAATGAATCGAAGTTGTGAACCGTAACAGGGGCGGCCATTGCTTTCATCTTCGCTACCTGATACGGACAGTTCGGATTCGGTCCCATCTTCCGACGGCGGCAGGGTCCGTTCGCACAGCTATCCCCGGCCTCGCCCTCTATACAGGCATACGCATTCCGGCCTTTCATCACATACATATCGGGAAAGTCTCTCTGGTACTGGTCCTGCAATAGCTTCTGGACCGTCACCAAATGAGTACTGTTAGATTGAAACGCAAACGACCGGGCGACGTGGCTCTTTCCTGCGCCGGTGGGAGCATCTACCACAACATACCGGTATCCCTGCTCGAAGGCGTCCTCGATTTCTTCGATGGCTTCCCGTTGGTTTGGTCGGTATCCGTTCCCGACAAAGTAGTCTGTAGCAGGCCCGTCAGAGCCGAATATGTTTTTGGACCCACCATCAGTTTCGATAGCTTTTCCCGCAGCTTTTTTGGCGCTGTTCCTATTTTTTGATGATGCTGTCCGCACAGACATATTCCATTCTCCAATACGAGCCGTAACTCGTTAAATCTCCGGTCAAACACATGGTGACCAGCCGCGTTCCACTTACTCCCACATCCGGGCCAGATACACCGGCCATCTGATCGGGAGCGAACCTTCTCCTGCCAGTCGGCGTCATTCTTCGCGTATGTCACGACGCCGCTTCATTTCGCGGACCACTGCGCCCCGCGCAGAGTTCACAGACACGCCTATTATTCTTGCAAGAACAGGTAACCCATATAATGAAGTTGGGTGCAACATCGTAGACATATACTCACGGAGTTTTACCATGTCTTTTTCTGTCCACTCATGATACTTTCGATTCACCTCAATACCTCTACCTTAGATTCTCCGCTGTCTGCGCTTACCCTCATAGTATTCGTAAAGATATCGCGCATTTCTGTGTGACTAACCATCATCACTTGCGGGAACATTTTCCTGAGTGCTTTGTTGATCAGACGAACAAGGTCGTCCCGACGCTTGGGGCTCAGATTCCCCATGGCCTCGTCAAGGATCAGATAATCAACAGTCACCTCACGGTAATCCCGGATGATCTGGGATATAGCTACCCGTACAGAGATGAAAAACATCACCTTTTCCCCGGCGCTCAGTTGATTGAACGTCCGGCCACCCTTACGGTCCTGAAGTGTAAACTCCACACCGGGCTTGCCTCGATCTTCAACCTCAGTCACCGTGATCCGTCCGCTATCAAACTCCTGATACACCGATGTGGCCACTTCCTCAATCTGGGCCATCGTATCTTGAATCAATCTCATCGGAATCCCGTACCGGCTCCACGCCTCGATCAACAGCTTGGCCGCTCTCATATCTTTCCGGCCTTGCTTGATATCCGCTTCACAGTCTCGAATCACCTTCTTGACCCCGATATTGTTTTTCATACTCTCCCGGTGGACCTTGATCTCACGGGTATTAGCTGCAATCTCACTGGTAACGTCATCAATCTTGTTACCCATATTCTCAATATCCACATGAAGCTGCCGGTATTCATCTCCCAATTTTTCCTGAAGATCGATGAACCGGTTATCCTTGTTCATCTTATCCGCTCGAAGTTTCCGCAGTTCCCGGAGTATGACAATCTCCCGATTCTTATCCCCATCTACCTGAGCAACCGCGTCCTCAATAATGCCCCTCAATTCTATCATCCGGGCTTCTATCCAGTTGAACTCTTTAATCTGAGCCTTACGATCCACAACCGACTGCTTATCTGCTTTGTATTTCTTCCGAAGACCTTCCAACTCTTTACGCCAGATATCAATCTGATTCTCAGCTACCGGAGCCGAACATAGCGGACACTTATTATCAACAGATTCAGATTCTACAACCTTGCTCAGAAGTTCACCTCTACCTGAAGCCTCACCTATTGCCTTATCCAAGTCACTGATAGTGGCGACCTCATCCTCAACAACGATCTTAGGCTTATCCAAACCGTCACGCTCTTTCACACTCTCCGCTGACAGTACAGTGCTATCCTTCACCCTATCTTCGATATCGTCCTGTTCCTCTTCCAACACCTTAATGTCACGGTCGAGGGTCCTACGTTCCACAGATATCGCCGCTTTCTCTTTCAAGAATGCCTGATACTTCTCTTCCTCAATCAGCAAGCTATCCTTCTCTGACTTCAGATCCAGATGATCACGGTTCAAGGTCTCGATCTCGGCCTCTGCGTCAGCAACGAGTTGTTTCGTTGCAACCTCATCTACCAGCCCAGCCTCAGCCCCTTCCTTCTTGGATTCTGCCAGTTTTTTACTACCCTCAGCAGCAGAATACTCGTCCTTTGCCGCCTTCAGCAGCTTCTTGTAGGGTCCAATCTCGGCGAGCTTCTGTAGAGCTTCCAACCGGTTGGCGGGGGTGACCCGGATCAACGTATCATGGCGCACATCGTGGAGACCGAAGAAAGCGGTCAGCATGAACGTATCACCGTCCATACCGAGATGAGCCTTGACCCATTCGTCGGCTTCTCTTCCCTTCACCACCAACTCACCCGCATTACGAACCTCAAAATAGCCCGTTCCGCTCTTCTTACGGCCCCGCCGAATCTCGATGTTGTCATCCTCCCAGATTGTGACTTGATGCGTGCCGTCCCCGTTGATCCGGGACATCCCTTCCATGGTCTCTCGACCAATACCGAAATAGGCATAAGGGATAGCTTCCAATAATGAGCTTTTCCCCGCACCGTTCTCTCCGGTCACCGCAATTGTTGAACCTTCCATATCGACTACCACATCCCGATAGCTCAGGAAGTTCTGTAAACTTATTCTCTTGATCATGCCAACACCTCCGTGATAATACTCTCACCCATCTTCTTGGCATTCGTCCGGTCCTTCAAAGGAACATCCGGGGAATCTCCCAGCCAATCAGTCAAGAGCTTCACATGAGATACAGTTTTCTTCTGGGCCGTAACCACCGTTCTGTCTCCCGTAACTTTCGTTTCATACCGGGTCACATGCCCCCCATACTTATTAAACAACGCCCGGACGTATGACTCATCAACTACACCATACTGTTTTGCCAGCACCGTGATCTTGATGATCGCGCTGTCTGCAATCTCAGCTATAGCCGCCTCGTCAAGCATGGTCTCATCCTTGGCAGTGAGATCCAACTCGACATGCTGCCAACGTGTTCCCATATGATCAGGGAACTCGCATTCCGTATAATCATCAGGATCTTCTAACCGAATACTCAAATAACCCTTTCTCTCATCCACTTCCCCAAAATTGTTGATCGTCATCGATCCGGGATACACGACTCGGGCCTTAGTATTTTTCCATGTAATCTGTTTATGAATATGTCCAGCAAATATCAGTCCCGGCATCTTCGCCAGATCGAGTTCCAAAGCATCGCCAGCCTCGAAGAAAATGTCATTCGAGTACTCACTATTCACTACCTGTCCATGGGTCACACAGAAGTCTACCGACCCCCTCCACATCTGAGCGATGCTTCGAGCCTTGTCTCTCTGGGCCAACGGGATATGAGGATAGAACAGCACTTTCGCAGTACCGGTAGAATCCACTATGTTAAATGTTCCGGGCTCAGTAATAGCGACGACATGGCTCATTTTCACTTCCTTGATCATGCCAGTATTCACCCAGTCAGTACCGGAATCATGGTTCCCCGGTATCACATAAATCGGAACCTCCGGGAAAGCCGAAAGGAACTTGAACCACAGCGCGATAATCTGCGTGGTAGGGTTCAGTTTATTGAATACATCCCCGGCAATCACAAGCACCTGTCCTGTCTGATGTGCCAAAGTCCCTATATAATGCAACTTGTTCCACAGGTCCAACCGCTGAACTGGTATCCCTTGCGACAGATATGAATCATTCTCTTTCCCCAAATGGAGATCAGCTATTAGTATCACGTTCAGCCTCCCTTAACTCTACAATATCGTACACCTCGGCCAAAGCTAACTCATCAGTCTGCAACAACTTGGCCAGACCCGAAGCGGTATAACTCTTTTTCCTCTCCGGCATCCGTAATACCGGAGTTTTCGGCTTATCCGATTTCGTCTTTCCGACAGGCTCCACAAATGCCCCGGTATATTCGAGGAAGGCAATCAAGTCCTTCACTCTATCAATCCCCACTCCATATTCAATCACAAATGATGCTTTACGATGGGGCGGGAATACTTTATTCTTCTTGAGAGTGACATTGACCATCGTGGCCAACTCCTGCGTGTCATCCGGGGCATTGTCATAACCCATGAGCGATTTTCCCGTTTTCTTCCCGGACCGGGGCGCTCTAATCTCCATGAGGTAGGTCGCGTAATAATCCAACGCCTTCCCTCCCGGACGGGTCTCGGGATTTCCAAATACAACCCCGATCTTCATACGAATCTGATTGATAAAAATGAGAAGCGCGTCGTTCTTTTTGACCAACGGCGACAGCTTCCGGCAAGCCTGACTCATGAGTCTGGGCTGCAATCCTACATGGGACTCCCCCATCTCCCCTTCCACTTCGGCACGGGGAGTCAGGGCAGCCACGGAGTCCACGACCACGAGCTTAAAACCCGCCTTGATCGCTTCCTCCGTAGCATTAAGAGCGTCTTCTGCGCATCCCGGCTGAGAGATCGTCAATCGTTCCATATCAATCCCCAGCGCTTCGGCATAGTACAGGTCCAGCGAGTGTTCCATGTCGATGAATAGTGTCGGGAGATCAACCCCCGTCATATCCTCAATCAACTGGGTCTCTCTGATCGCGTGCAACGCCATCGTGGTTTTTCCGCCTGACTCAGGACCGTATATCTCAGCAATCCGTCCCCACGCATACCCGACAAACGGGTTACCACTCATGGCAAGGTTCAACAGCAGGCTGCCCGAAGACAGCCCATTGATTATTCGATTCTCAAGATCAGGAATCATACTGGCCAACGACGGCTCTTTGAGGGCCGCGTTGACCTTGTTGCGCAGTGCTTGAAGCTCTTCTTTATTCATGCCCTACAGCCTCGACTTTCCCGACTTCTTACTGCCGGTTTTCTTAGATGTAGAACCCGTTCCTGAACGTGCCGATGACGATGTTTTTTTGCTGGTGGTACGCTTCCCAGAAGCCGCCCCTGTACCTGCTCCCTTTTTGGAGGTAGACGCTGGTTTTCCAGTAGTCCTCTTCGGAGGGTCCTCAGCTTCTTCTTCCTCTTCCCACGGGATATCGTCTTCGAAGTCGTCATCTGCGGGCGTTTCATCGTCGCCGGGTTCCTCATCGTCTTCAACATCGTCAAGGTAGGAATCGTCGGGCTCATCCTCGGAGTCGTCTTCCAATTCCACCTCTTCATCGTCGTCCACGTCTTCGGAGTCCTGACCAGTAAGGTACGCTGCAACCTTGGTCACTTCGTCCACATCGATTACACCCAGTTCGTCAAGATCGAGTTCATCAAGTTCCTTCGATATTTCTACCTCGGGCATGTCAGTCTCTTCTTTCTCGGCTCCCCAGACCACAGCAGTGTACTTGGTAGTCTTCCCTTTCCGACGTTCTTTCTTAGTGAAGAGAACCCGTGTTGCAAGCTGCTTACCATCTTTAATGAACGGTGTATGTTCACCATTGATCATACCAGTGAGTCCTTCCCACTGGGCCTCGCTCAGGCTGAGCAATCCCACGTCTACATTGGAATCCTCATTGTCCGGGTCCAGTTCGAAGTCGGCTTCCTGATGCTTCTTGCCATTCTTATCTTTGATCAGAACGTACTGACCACGGATCGCTTTCAGCACCACAGCGCCCTTGCCACGGATGTCATTCGCCCTGTTTTTGAGCTTGTTACCCGCTGCCTGCTCGTTCTCCTCTTCACGAAGACGTTTGCCTTCCTGATAGAGTTCGAGGGTGTGTTCACAGATTTCGCAGTCGTCAGTAGCGAACCCGCCACCTTCAACGCCCCCGGCGCACACTACTGAACGCCTGCCCTGCGGACCTTCGTACCAGTGTGAGAAAAAGCTGGTGTATTCCAACCCCAACAGATACCACGGAGTCTTCGAATCGGGTATGCTCAGATAGAGGCTCTGCCCGCCTGATTCCATAGAAGCACTGGTCTGTTGTATGTCTTCGGTTTTCCCAAGACTTTTAGCCATAATCGGCCTCCTACTATAATTCGGCGAGCGACCCGCTACCCTTCAACGAAGAGGCCGACAGGTTCCGAATCTCGGAGTCTGTCAGACGGGCGATCTCGCGCAGTGTCCAAACTTTTGTATTGTAACCACTCACCAAAATATTGACCTTTTTGGTGATATCCTTCAGGTCGCGGAGAGCGGCTTTCTTCGCTCTATACTCACTGGCGTTTTCCAGCATGACTTTGGATTTCTTAAACCCCTCAGTCTTCTTACCAAACTCCGTGTCCACATCCATATATTTTTCCTGAAACCAGAGTTCAAAGTCTTCTTCCCCTTCTTCGATCTCACGTTCCAGAGGAATGAGAAATGTCTTCCAGTACGATATACGCGCCGGGAGTTCGTTCAATCCCTGTTTGATTTCATCCACTGACATATCATCAAGGAACATAGAGTCCACCACAGGGGCCGAATACTTCTTACCCTTGTAAGTAAACTCAATATCGATATTCTCAATGCCCTTGATACCTATTAAACTCTTTTTTGCCACTTCACGGCCTCCTATATAGTAATAATCACTGTTTTCGAGATTTCCTAACAACTGAATTGATATCCAATCGATCAACCCCTTTCCGGTCGTCGAGCCGCTGCTGATCTTTCTCAGTTCCACGGATCATCTTATCGATACCCTTGCTGCGAGCCATACCGGACAACAACAGGTGAACCTGTAGCTCAGTTATCCGGGAATTGTAGTAGCTGGTCCGAATCACCGAAGGGGTGTGTCGGGTAGCCTTGCTCACAGATGTGAATATTTCCTCAATGAACTCCGCAGTCCACGACCACCGTTTCCAACTCATCGGGACCCCGATGGATATCACATACTGCTTTGCTGTTCTGATATCGAGGGACCCGAACACGAGGCTCGACTCTCTGATCGCACGCATCAACCCTCCATCCTCATCGACCCTCGCTGAAAATACCATCCGACGCAGATCGATATAGCCATTCTTGGCGAACAGCATTCTGCGAAGGTCATTGGCATCCAACGCCTTGTACCCCGCGGATACATCAATAAAGTCAGAGTACTTTTCCAACTGGGTCAGCACATGGAACCGCTTCAGACTGGTCACTATCCCGGCGTTCACTGCGCCCCAGTAATCCCCGTCTTCCGACCGGCCGTACCTCTGGACGCAGAAATCGTTGTCAATCAGAAGAGTCGATACCCGTTCTCTCTGGATATACTCTTTGATCAACCGGTCCAGTGCTTCCAAAGCGTTCGGCTTGGTCGGCAATCCTTCCCGACTCTCAGGCAACGTGTAGATCAGGAAAATGTCTTTCCCGAGTTCGATCAGATAGTCCAGCACCGGGAACAGGAATCCAGTTCCAGCACCTCCGCCTCCACCAATAGTGACAAGCACGCTGCGAGCAGGGCCAAAGTTCTTCCGGTTGTTCAGAAACTCTTCAATATCCTCAATCCTCTCACTGGCAAGTTGTTCACCAAAGTGAGGATCACGACCCGTCCCACCCGTCTCGAATACAAGCCGCTCATACCGACCCATACCCATATGGGCAAAGTCGATCCCGGCAAGGTTCATCACCACTGCCGGGATCTCCATACCCTCTTTGAAAGCCTTGGCGAGTCGTCCCCCGCCTTGGCCCAAACCTATTACGAAGTCAAACATCGAACTTCTCCTTCATCGCAGTCACCCAATTCTCCATGAGTTCCACAAGAGCTTCCACGTCTCCGGCAGTGTGCTTGATCACTGCTTTCGAGATTTTCAAGGTAGGTACCAGAGCAATTTCTCTGGCAAAGAAGTCGCGAGTCTTTTTCAGCATCCTCGCAAGGTCTTCCATCCCGCTCACATCCTTACGGAGTTTTTCCCGCATCTTCTTGAGCTTTTCGATGGCCGCCTCTACATCAGAATCCGTTTCATGCCCCTGCTTCTTGAGTTCTTCCAGTTCGGTAAGAACCTCATCATACGAAATCTGCAAATCATCATTCGAAGAATCGTTCTGGAACTCGTCAACCTGTAACTGCGCCTCTTTCAACTTCTCTTCGAGGTCGGCAATCCGCTGGTCCCGTTCGTCCTCGGGCTCCATGTCCATGTCAATATCGAGATCGTCGTCTTCAGGCGGCGCGATCTGAGCGAGAGCCTTATTCATACTCGTTGCATCGATCTTCAGGATCACATTCCGGTCAGCATAGATTTTCATATACCTCGACGCCTGCTGGCGACCAAAGTTCAGGTGCTTGTCAACAAACGGAATCCACTGTCCATGAGGTGTCTTTTCCTTATAAGCAGTGAGGGCCGCACCCACATCGATCCACATCTTGACCGATTCCATAGTATGAATCGCAGCATTATTATGAAGCTCATTGATCTTAACCGCAGCTTTGACTGCCGCTGCGTTGGCAGGTTTCGTCGTTACCACAGCCTTTGTCTTAGCTGGGGTTTTCTTCTTCGTCGCTGTCTTTGTACTGGCCATATATTTCCTCCACTTGGTCAGGTTCTAATTGATTGGGGTCCATCCCCTCTGGTAACTCTACTGATACGGTAGGAACATGGCGGTTCAATAATTTGTACTGCCCCACTTTCTTCTCAGTGCCGTACATCCCATCACCCCCGGCATCGTCACCGTCATAGCTTAGTACCACTTTCTTGGCATACTTTCGTAGAAGCCGGATCTTCTCCGGCGTCATCGCCATTGTACCCATATTCGCCACGGCAGCTATTCCAAACTGCTGAAGGTAGATAGCATCAAACTCACCTTCTACCACTACAACAGTAAATAATCGTCGGTTCGGTGAATACCTTACAACCTGTCTCAATCCGAATAGCGCCCGATGAGGTGATCTGCTCTTCCTCGTTTTCGGTGCCATCTCCGGTTTCACCGCTCTTCCTACATATGAAACCAGCCTCCCTTCCGGCGTATAAATTGGAAGCACTACACGGTCGTGATATTTCTTCACACCTGACCGCATATCAAATCGCCGGATCATGCTCTCGTCTATCCCACGCCGGAGAATGTACTGCCATTCCGGGGAGCCCTCTTCCAGCTTAGGGAATACTTTATGGAATGATTTGATATTGAAATACTTAAATCGGTTGTCGTCAGAATGCAGCTTCTCCCGGATACGCTCTTCCAGTTCTGAAATGTCATCCTGACCTCGAACCAATCTACGAGCCAGTGACATGGGAATACCCACAGTCTCCACAAGGAACTCCGCAAGACCGGCCTCAGCACCGCAAGCGAAGCACCTGAAATAACCACTATCGGCCCAGATTCCCCCGGACGGATTGTGATCGTCGTGAAATGGACAGATCACCATGAGGCGCTTATCGCCATCCTCGTAATCAACACCTTGACCACGTAAGATCGCTTCAACTTCCAAGGCTCTTCTTCCCCGCTCTCGGTTTAGGTTTCGGCTTCCTCGCCTTTCGTTCCATGTCTATAGAGTGCCCAGTCATACCGGCAAGCGTACTGGTTCTCTTGACCTCTTCATTCAATCGCATGATCGACAGGTTAGGACTCAGCTTGATCGGTTTCTTCGGCGGCTCAGCATTACGCATCTTGACTACCTGAAACTTCATCCGACCCTCAATCACATCCTTATCCGTACGGATCAATGCTACAATCACCGGGGCGGCCTCTGATATTGCTCGGGCATACTTCAGGTCCGACGCGTCGTACAGTTCCTTTCCATAGGCTTCATCAATCACCTGTCCAGCGGTCCACCCTACAAGGTCATGCTCATTACAGAATGCCTTGAAATCCCAGACCACCTCGCTCTGATCCTTCCAATCGCTCCGGCCTTTCATGATAGGCTCAACGATGTTAATATAATCCAACCCGACCACATCAATCCGCTTCCCCGTCTCTTCCTCGAAGCGCAGCTTATCCCGTTCTAAATCAGCTACCGTCCACCGGCGAGGATATCCACACAAGGCCAACACGTTATCACGTGATGCTTTGTACTGGATGATCGTTTCGTCCCATCTCTTGTAGTCGGCTGGATCAAGATCGGCGGTCCTGAACTTCATCCCGTGTATCCGAGTGAGCCGGGAGTCAATCCTGAATGCCAATTCATCTACTGACATCTCACCGGAACCTATCATCACATTGTGGCCGTGTTCGTAAGCAGTCACACAGAACTCAATGATGGCGGCTGTCTTCCCTACTCCGGTCACCCCTGCTACCAGTGCAAACTCTTTCGGCATGATACCGCCAGTCATCCGATCAAACGCATAGATACCGGTACGGATACCAGCCTCCCCATCCTCGGACTCGTCCTTTGCCGCTTCCTTCTCTTCCATCACTTCCTTTCTATGGGCATAATGATCCAGATACAGGACAGCGTTCTCAGAGTCTCGAATTACGGCTTCTCTGGATACACTTGATAGGGTACGTTTCGAAGAGTCCAAATCAAACTGACGTATCGATCCAATCACAGACCCACACGCAACAAGGACCCGGCGCGACTCCGACAACCGAAGAAGCTGGGTCATCATATGCCGTACCGTCTTAGGACTGATCGGCGCGGTGTTCACTTCGTATAACTGTTCCAGAGCTTCAGCAAATAATCCCTGCTCTGACTTGCTCATGATCCCTCGATCTCGTAGCTCATTCAGGACCATGGCTTTTGACAAGGTTATCCGAAGGTCCTCGGCTACCGTGTACACGTCCTGTAACAGAATGTCAGAAAACCAGTCTTTCTCTACTGTACCCAACACAGCGGGATTTTCCCGGAGGGCATAAGCAAGCAATTGGTATTCAATCTCGATGTCTCTAAAATCTGAAGCCCTCTCAGTGACTTCCTGCTCAATACTCTTTTTCCCAGCCAATTGCTTCCTCCTGAGTTTCCCGGTCGTACAGTTCACTCGCAAACTTCACGATGTGTGGGTTCATATAATCAATATCCTCTTCCATTCTATCCGACCAATCCGAGTTCTGAGTCTTCCGGTAATCCTCACCAGCCATAATCAGGAAGCGAAGGTGCCCCCGCAACATGGACATAGTAGATTCCCCGAACATCCTTCCCAGTTCCTCTTCATGAAGGTTGGTACAGATGATAAACGCGACACCTCCCGATATCATCCGGCGGATAAACTCTTCCAGAGTCTTCGCCACGAAGTTTGATTTCTGGGCGATGTATACCTTATCTAACTCATCGAACAATATGATTTTTCCTGACTCATATTCTTCTAAAAGTTCGCTATCTTTTACCTTCACCGCTTCCACATACTGCTGGGCCGTGAAGTACTGAACAGAATAGCCCTGTACAACCGCAGCTTTTCCGATAGCACACTGAATCGAAGTCTTTCCACGGCCATTCGGACCCATGAGCAGCATACCCAGAGATTTCCGAGTCGCTATCTTCAGCTTGTCGATGTATCTGGAAGCCACAACAAGCATCTGCTCCGGGCGGACCTCAGTCAGGTCTTCCAGTGCGAGATCCCAGTATTCCGTCGGTATCTTCGCCTCGATCAGACCGTTCAGATAACGCTGTACGATCCGACAGGAACACTCATGCTCCCCGATGAAGCCTACACCTTGACAGATCGTACAGCCGTCGACCAACTCAGCTTTCAGGTCTGTCATCTGATCAATCAGTTTCTTTCTCATTCTTTCCCTCCCCAAACTCTGCAATCAACGTCTTCTCCTGTTCATCCAGTAGTTTTTTATACGCTGCACTGTTCTCCATGTTCGTAGATACGTTCAGATAAGTATCGTCATCCTCCATAGCATCCTCGAACTCTGAAAGCATACTCGGATACAAGAACAGCCCAAAGTTAAACTTCATCCTCGGGTACTTCTCCACACGATACCATTTACAGTACGCATCGAAGTCCACTTGACCCACAACTTCCAGCAGTGTAGCAAACTTGTTCTTCTTCGTCAGGAACACGGGGTTGATTTGTGAAGGTCTGAAATACTTCAGTAGGATGACTTCCACCTTCTGCCAATCCTCATCATCCCTGATATCCTCAGCACTCCACTGACCTTTCAAATGTACACCCGAGTGACCATTTGCCAAACTTTTAGGTTTAGCCGTAGCCGTCCCGTTCTCTCTCTCTTCTCTTATACTATTACTATATACCTTTAAGATAAGAGGAACAGACTCGGCTATAGCTAAACCTAATTTATTTAGCACCCGCACCTCCTTTCTGTTACCCTTGGCAGTGGCCACCTCAATAAAACCGGTTGCTGCCAGTGCGCGAGTAGTGTGTGTGATCATCTGCTTAGATAACCCTGTAGCTTTCCTGATCTCGTCCTGTGTGGGAGCATCCTGACCGTGGTCCTCGAAGTAACTGAATAGCAGCAGTAGTTGATACCGGTCACTGGCGGCTGCCAGCTTCCATAGATTTGTACGTGTCTTCGCCGATAGCGCCCTCATTACAGAAGATCCTCCTCAGCAGATACTGAAGGTGGAGCCACTTGATGGACGGTAGTTGTCATCTCTAAGCTGGACCGTCTTCTCTTTCTGGGATTCTGATACATACCAGAGAATGAGGTATACACCAGTGTCTCGGCAGTTCGCCTACCTATCCGGGGATCATGCTCGACAAGGGCTCTGGCCGCCTGCCGCTTGTTCATTCCCCTTACCAGACAATCCTCAAGGTACTCGACCCGCTGCATAGTAACGGTCATACTCTCCCGGTGCTCACTATACGCCTTTGACAACTCCATCATATCTGGATCATTTACCGTCCCCTGTACAATAACAGTTTCGATAGCTGTGCGCAATCGTTTCGTCATAGAGACCCCCTTTAATAAGAACTAATCACACGAGCGGGAGATTTCTAACAACACTTTTGAAAACACGGCGGTGAATTACGTACAGATAGTCCACGGGGATCGACAATTCGTCCGCCGATTCTTGGGCAGAGTATCCCTTACGCATGAGTCGAAACCAGTCCAAAGCAGTTCGGTATAGTTTTGGACTGTTAGCCTTTTTCAAAGCAGTTCGGTATTGTCTTGGACGGTTTGCTTCCGTACTGAGTATTTCTTCGATACGGTCAAGGGTGATGTTCGCTTCCACAAGCTCATAACATGGGTCATGGTCCGCGAACTCTTGCGGGTGTGCATACTGATCATAGTGGGCCATCTTCTCGTTGAATGGTAGCTTCCTCAGCCGTCCATCGATCATATGGCCATACTTGGAAAATGCTGCGGAGCGGGCAGTCTCCACCGGGGTCTTGCGCCCGTCGTACTTATTCATCGCCTTGATGATCGCTTCCCATATCTCCTGTTCAGCATCCTCTCTGTCCATGGAATTAGGGAATCTTCGGGCGACCTTGTACGCGTGGTATCCTACATAATTCTTCAGATACCCATCTGTCATTACTTCATTTAATACGGCAGTCATAGCTTCCTCCTCAAGAAACTTGTTCTGCTATAATAGTACCACATTGACAAGTCTGTGTCAAGTCGTGTTTTTTCGTGTTCTTCGGGAGATAAAAGAGGTGACTCCATTACAGAGCCACCCCAAAGAGAAGAGAGACCACCCCGAAGGGCGATGTTATCTTGTACCAAAGTAGATACCGACACCGATCAACACAGTCTCCACGATAACTACTACAAACAGAGTATCCCGCTGAGACTTCAGCTTGCCCTGTTTGATTTCATATTCCGTCACGAGATCAATTATTGCCTGCTCGTGAACGCCTTCATTCGCCTTCAGTTCCGCCAGTGTATCTGTCAAAGATATCCCCAAGTCGGTCAATTGTTCCTCCAAGCTCAGTATGTGAGATTCCAAGCTTGCTTGTCTCACTAAGGCCCTCGCTAATACTCTGTTCAAGTCGTCTATTTTCTGCTGCGAGGTCACCTGAGATTCCGAGGCTTCTATCAAGGTCCGCTCTAAGTTCTTGATTATCCCGCTTTGTGTCTGCCACTGTTGTTTCAAGGTCTGATACTCGGACATTAGCGTCTTCCAGTCCTCGTTTGTAACTGTCACGCTCTGCGCGAAGGCTATCGGCAAGTTCATTAGCAGCAGTGAGATCAGGATCAGGCCGGAGACGAACCGCAATCGAGTCATAGACCGCCACCATCAGCAGAATTATTACCAGCGCTGCTATCGCCTTCCACATCCACGGTTTCATTCTTACCTCCTGTTACTGTTCGTGCTTGCATACCTGCCCCGATATTCTTCGAGGTTTCCCGGAGTCCATACCGGGCTGCGATTGCTATGAGAACTCCCGACAACGATGCGAGGACCGTGCCGAACTTCATGTTATCAATGAGTTGTGAGTAGAACATCACCGGCACTTCCATGAACCTGCCTTCCTCGTCAGTCATGGCCGCAAGTTCCTTCATATCGCCCATGGCTTGGACTGTTAAAAAGCTCATCAATACCAGTACACCAATACAGATCAACGTGAATGTCAGTGCGATCCTGAACAACCGCCCTCCTGACTGTTTGAATAATGCCAT